GCATCCAGTTCGGCCTGCAGCGGATCATCAGCGGGCAAGTAGTACGGAGCCTCCGGAATGCTGTGGCGGAGAGCCGGGGCATTCCCGTGCCGGTACGTGCCCACATATCGCTGCATCCACCATCTGGCCGTCCGTCTCGCGGGCGGCCAGAGTGAAAAAAAGTACAGAAAAATGTGCAGAAAAATATTTGCCATAATTTCAATGAGATGCGGAGCTGCGCGCTGACCGTGACCGGACTATTGCACAGAGCGGCAGGGGTACGATGAAACACGAAAAGGGATTTATGTTTTTAAACGAACTCTTGACAGATCAAACACAATGCACTTATTCTGTTTCCGAGGCATCGCCGCTCGATGCCGGGGCGCCGCAAGGCGCTGGCAGTGCCGAGGGCTATGGCGCAGCAGAGACCACGCCACGGATCGCACAGCCCAATTATCCCTTGACCCGAGCCGAGAAGAAAGCTGCACGCATCCAAGTGCTTAATCCAGAGACAGGTAGTGTCCGCGCATACTCCGGCCTGCATGTCGAGCGCCTGTTCCGCCAGGGGCGGGCGTATATCGATACCGAGGGTACAGTCGTCCTCGGGATACCGCCGGTCGATCCGGAGCGAGTGTACATTCGGCACGGGACGCTCAATCTGCCGGTGATGCGGAGGCGGCTTCCGTGGCGTCCCTGCTGGCGGACGCTGAAGTCTGGCGTGCTGCCGTGGTGGCCGGACCAGCGCACTACTCGGTTAGACCAGCTCGACGGGGATCCGCAGGAGTAGCGACGGCCCTTGGCGCTCGGCGACTGGTCGAGTGGCGGTAGTGTATGGCACAGACGAGGCAGCCCGGAGCACGGCATTGCGCGGACGTGGCCGGGACGTTCGCCGGTGAGGAGTGGGCGCCGCGAGTTGAGCGGCAGCCTGAGCCGGAACCCGAACTGAATGTGAAACCGCTGTCCGACGCCAACCCACTGATCCGGTGCCTGGACGCGGCCTCGCTCGCCTCGGTAGCAGAGTTCCTGGGCATCACGGTTCTGGAGCTGATCGACAGGTATTCGGAGTAACGGGAGAGGGAGCGACGGCGCGTTGCAGCGCGCCTGGTCGGCACTCAGCAGGACTGAGCTGCTGAACCGGGCCACCCCCGGGATGGCAGCATATCACGATTCGGGGGACCACACGAATGGGTAGGCTCAACACAAGCGTCCTGGTCACGATTATGCTCGCCGTCATTGGGGCGATCGTCGTCGGGGGCATGGAGCTGTCCGCCCTGGAATCACGGCAACAGCGCGCCGAACAGGACATCCGCGAGCTTCGCACCGAGATCCGCGATTCACTCCGCGAGCTGAAGGCCGAGGTCTCAACACAGCGAGACCTGATCCTGGCGACCAAGACCGCTATCGACGTGCACGCGGCGCAGGAGCGCAGGACGGGGGGCACTCGGTAGGAATAGCAGAGCGTACATGCCTCGCACAGCAGCCAAACACACCATAACGATCACGAACACGGTGCACAGGGGCCGCGGCAGGCCCTCGCTGTACTCGCGGGAGCTTGCCGAGAGCATCTGCTCTGAAGTGGCGTCCGGCAAGACGCTGGTGGACGTATGTAAAGCGAGAAAGCTCCCCATGAATACCGTGTTTCGCTGGCTCAATACTCATCCGGAGTTCCATACGCTCTACGAGCGGGCCAAGGATGTGCGGCTCATGGTCTGGGCCGAAGAACTCCTGACAATCGCCGACAGCCCGCAGTTGGGAACCAAGACCAAACGCACCAAGGTCGGAAACGCCTTCCTGTGCCCCAACCTGGAGTGCCGCGCCGAGGTCCGATGGGACCGGCAGAAGCGGGCGTGGTTCCACAAGGCCGACGATACCCCAATGTGCCAGGCCGACAAGAAGCCCAAGTTCGAGGCGATCTTCCAAACCGAGGTCACGAAAGGTGACAACGTCGAGCGCTCGAAACTCATGCTTCAGACGCGGGAATGGCTGTTGGCTCGTCTCGCGCCGGCAGCCTATGGAGACCGCATCGCGACCGAGCTGAGTGGCCCGAATGGTGGCCCGATTCAGGTAGATGGCCGCGCGATTGCCTTGGCAGAAGTGCTTACCCCGGATCAACTGCTCGCCCTGAAGGCCCGCTTGCAGGGCCAGATTCCGGCACCGTCTCCCACTCCGGAAGCGCTGGCTGAGGCGCCACAGCAAGAGCAGGACGCGGAAGCCGAGGCGCAAACCGAAGAGGAGAAAATCGAACTGAAGTGAGCGCGCAGCCTGTCATCAACGACCTGCTGCAGAGACCGCTGACCTTGGCCGAGGTCAATGCTGCGATTCTGCATCAGCAGCGCAACAGGATCAAGCAGTATTACCCGGAGACAGGACCGCTGCGGCGCGAGTTGTACCGGAAGCACATGGAGTTCTTCCGTGCAGGCGCGACGATGCGCGAGCGGTTGATGATGGCGGCCAATCGCGTGGGCAAGAGCGAAGGAGTCGGCGCCTACGAGACCACGCTGCATCTCACTGGCAAGTATCCGCCCTGGTGGGAGGGTAAACGCTTCAACTCTCCGATTAGCGCATGGGTGGCCGGCGACACGAACCAGACGGTACGAGACATCCTGCAGGCGAAACTCCTGGGCAAACTCGTTCGGGAGCCGGGGGATAATCCTAACCAGGCGGTTGGGCTCGGCACCGGCATGATCCCATGGGACGCGATCAAGAGCGTCAAGCCGAAGGCTGGCGGCATCCCGAACGCCATCGAGAGCGCGTTGATTAAGCACGTCTCGGGCGGGGTTTCAGAGCTGACGTTCAAGAGCTACGAGCAGGGGCGCGAGAGCTTCCAGGGCACGGAAAAGCATCTGGTCTGGCTCGACGAAGAGCCGCCGCTGGATGTCTACCTCGAATGCCTCGTCCGCACGATGCAGACCACCATGTTCCCAGGCGGCCTGCTGATACTGACCTTCACCCCACTCAACGGCTGGACGGACGTAGTTGAGCGGTTCATGGACGAGAAGGCCTGCGCGGAAGCCGGCCGCTTCATGGTGCAGGCTGGCTGGGACGACGCTCCGCACCTGTCGGACGCCGAGAAGGCCGCGATGCTGGCGGCGCTCCCGCCACACCAGCGGGACGCGCGCTCCAAGGGTATTCCGCAGCTCGGCGCGGGTGCCATCTACCCGGTCGAAGAATCGGCGCTGATCGTGCAGCCATTCGAGATCCCGCCGCACTGGCCGCGCGTTTTTGGGATGGACGTCGGCTGGAACTGGACAGCGGGTGTGCACGCAGCGTGGGACCGGGAGAACGATATCGTCTACCTGTACGCCGAGTACCTGCGCAGCGAAGGCGAGCCGTCGATTCACGCGGCTGCGATCAAAAGCCGCGGGGCTTGGATTCCGGGCGTGATCGACCCAGCGGCGAACGGACGCAGCCAAGTGGACGGCCGGCAACTGCTCGAGATGTACAAGGCGCTCGGGCTCGACCTGGAGGCGGCCGACAACGCGGTCGAGTCGGGGATCTACGAAGTCTGGACGCGGATGTCGAGCGGCCGGCTGAAGGTGTTCGCCTCCTGCCAGCAGTGGCTCGAGGAGTTCCGGTTGTACCGCCGCGATGCCAAGGGCCGCGTGGTCAAAAAGCGCGACCACCTACAGGACTGCACCCGCTACATCGTGAAGTCTGGGCTGGGGCGCGCGAAGACGGAGCCGGTGGCGAAACCGAAGCGGCCGCGGGTGTACGACCCGGCGCGCATGGCCGGAAGCTGGATGAGTTAACGCGCCCCTGGGCGCAAAGGAGCAAGCACATGAAGGGTGAAATCGTCACAGTTGCCGGCAGGACCGGCAAAAAACTCAAGCCGGGTGAAGTCGAGAGCATCAACATCCGGCGGGCCAGCAACGGATTTTCGGTGGATGTTCAGCGCAAGCGGCCGCCGCAGAAGCCCAACCAACCCTACGACTGGGAGGCGGGCCACGAAACGCAGGTCTACGAGAGCCTGGAGTCGATGCTGGAAGGCGTCAGGAAGGCATTCGGCGAGAAGAAGCAGTAGTAGGATCTACGCGCGCCTTCTTTCTCCGCCCTGAGTATTTCCGGGGCAGGCGCTCCAAACGCCTCCGCTCGTATTCGTACAACACCGGGATCAGGACAATGGCAAGGGTCACCGAGAAAGCAAAGGGGCTGTAGTGGGTGATCGCCAAGTACACAAAAACGCCGATCAGACAAGCGACAACCACCGATGCCAGCCAGATCTTCCACTCCGGTTCGGTTCTGAACTCCATAGCGACAGAGCATAACACGTTAAGAGAGAGTAATGGAACACCTTGAAGGACTCCCCGAGCACGTCGTCCCCGTCCGCTACGGCGTGGCGAAGGTCGGCGAGTTTGTCTTTCATGGCCGCATCCACGGACCGATCGGCAATGGCTGCCACGGCCACGGGCTCATCGTGCGGCCCGAGGACGGCTACGAATTTGTGTACGACATCTCGACAGACGAGCACGTTCCGGTCAAAAGGCTCGACCAACCGAAGACCGTCAAGGCCGTCTTCACGGTGACCAACGAGCACCAACTGCTTAAGATCCGTCGACGCGCGGCGGAGCTGCCCGGCTTCCAGGAGATCGAGGAGCCATCGGCACAGGAGGAGCCGTCGCAAAAGGTAGGGCATGCCCTCTAAGTCTAAAGTCCAGCAGGCGGCCGCGGCGATCGCCCTCCACCATCCGGATAAGCTCTACTCCCGCAATCGCTCGCTCAAAAACATGAGCAAGCGCGCGCTGCGAGAGTACGCCGAGACGCCGACGCGGGACCTGCCCAAGCGCAAGGGCGTGAAGCTGGCGGAGATGATGCGGCGGCGGCGCGGCAAGCGGAAGAAGGGGTAGACCTGACGATGCTCCAGCCCGTTGACCCGACCGCCGGTTTCCGCGACGCCTCCAAGGGGCAGGACGTGCTGATTCTCAAGTGCGGGCACGCCGTCGTCCTGCACTGGGACCGCGAGCCGCCGCAGTCGATCCCCAGCGAACTGGAGTGCCAGCGGTGCGAACCCGAGGGCTGGAGTTTGTGAACCGCAGTTTTGATGGCCGGAGTAGCTCCAACGGTAGAGCGGCCGACTCGTAATCGGTAAGGTGCTGGTTCGATTCCAGCCTACGGCTCCAAACGTAGCGGGGTAGTTCAGAGGCAGAATGCCGGCCTCATAAGCCGGAGGGCGTGGGTTCGAGTCCCACCCCCGCTACCAAACGGAACGATTTTATGAGCCACCGTTTTAAGCGCGCACTCTCCCCCAAGGAGCGCCAACTCCGGCGCCTGGCGGGCCAGATCACCGACCAGGCGACGCTCGACCGGCTGCTGGCCGAAGTGAAGCCCGGCATGCGGGCCGCAGTGTTCGAGCGGATCCGCCCACATCTTGGATTCGAGGGGGCGGTGTTCGAGCCAGCCGGGTTTGTTCAGAACGAAGTAGCGTGACCGATTCC